CAATCTCATTTTCAAAAATCTCTTCGCTGTCTGCTGTTTCCTGTACTTTCTGCATCTGTTCCCCTTTCTGCTGGAGCTTATCCAGCTTATTATAATATATACTAATAACATAAAAATAACCCGATAGCTATTATATAATTATCGGGCGTATAACTGTTATTTAATTATTAGAATAATATAGCATAGATATATATATAAGTCAAATAAAAAAGAGAGCCGAAGCCCTCTTTAATATACGCCCTGCGTTACGGTTAATTATTGAACACGTCAGAAAACATGTTTCAATACATCAAATGTTATTGTTTATCATCCGACAAAAATATAATATACAATTACTAATTATTTGTCAAGACAATTTTTTTAGCTCTTTCAAGAGCCTTTTCGAAATCTACAGTCTTGTCATTTTTAACAAGACACCAGTAATTACAAAAAGCAATATGCCCAAATCTCCAATCTGAACCCATTCTGGCTTGTGTGTCGCTGCCAATATAAAAATCGTAACCCACGGCTTTATATTCGCCGTTTCCTATATGCTCCGTCGCTTCTACTGCGAAGACTTCGTCAGATTCAAACTTTTCTAAGTTCTCCTCACTAAAAAATTTTTCTAAATTCTTGATATCCTCGCTTTTTACTTTTCCATTTTTGTCAAATCTAATATTGCATTCTCTCATATCGTCCACCTTTTAACCTTTCTTATAAACATATATGACAATCCAAAACATCTTCGCCCTCTTTAATCTCTGGTAATTCCACGATTCGCGCGCCTCTGTTATCCGTTGCATATGTACTTGGATAACTTTTTGAATTAATAACCGCAGCTATATATTCCCTTTTCTGTTCGTCTTTCTTGATTGCTAAAAATAATCTCATATTCTCTACCTTTCAGCGTTTCGGCTGCCCTTTCTTGATTTCTGTAATTATAATAGCATTTCTTTGTCACTTTTGCAAGTAATATTTTAAAATATTTTATAATTTCTTTTTTAGTTCTCTTTCTTCCTCTGTTTCTTCATATACAAATATGTCTTTCGGCTGCATATCTAAAATCAAACAAAGATTATTTATGCTTTTAGCGTTTATATTTGTGTCCTCGTTTTTTATCTTTCTTAGCGTGTCTTGACTTAATAATCCGCTTGTTTTAGCTTTGTATGTGTTAAATCCGGCACGTTCTAAAGCATCCCCGACATTAAAGCGATATTTAAGCATTGCAATAGCTCCTTTCTATATTGTTTTATTTATTTCTTATAATAATATAGCAGGTTCTAAAAGTCAATAAAAATATTTCTTAAAAAAGTTATAAAAATGCTTGCATATTTCTTTTTAAAGTGATATTATAATCTTGCAAATAAAAAAGGCGGTTGCCACTCTTCCAAAGTCAAACAACCGCCACCAATCAAAAAGAAAGGTAAGCCGATTATATCACAATCGGCGAAATGGTACAAGAACATGATGAATATTTATTTAACAAACTTAGGCAAGTATAACGAAGGCGAGTTGATAGGCGAATGGGTAGAGCTGCCAGTATCACAGGAAGAACTTCAGAAAGTATTTGAGCGTATCGGGATCAATGAAGAATACGAAGAGTATTTTATAACTGATTATGAGTGCGACTTTTACGAAGTCGGAGAGTATGAAAGCCTAGATACATTAAATGAGATAGCAGAACGGATTGAAGAGCTGGGCAAAGAAGAAAGCGAGGTTGTGAAAGTTTTAATGTCGGAGTTAGGTTATACACTGAATGAAGCTATAGACAAGGTAAGCAGTGGCGATTATAGAATATATAGTGATTGTGACGATATGACCGACATAGCATATCAAGTTGTAGAGGAATGTGGATATTTGAATAATGTGCCTGACAATGTAGCAAGATATTTTGATTATGAATCATTCGGCAGGGATTTAGGCATCGAAGGAACTTATATTTTTACAGATGATAACAATGCTATAGAGATATTTTAGGCAAGGTTGGCACTTCCGGGGTTCGATTCCCCAGCTTGCTTTTACCCGGATAACTGGGAAATTTTGAAAATATGGAGGTGGTACTGTGAAATATGTACACTGGCTAAAAATTGACGGATATTCAAAACTTGAAGAAACTGCTTTACAATTTCAATCTATCGAAAATTATCTAAAAGCCTATCCAAAGGCTAAAGCTATGTTATATCAATATGATAGCGGCTCATTTAATTGGATAGTGCGTTTAGAATGCGAACAGTGTTACAATGATTTAGATTTAGATGTCAATAGCAGCTCAACAAGATTAGAAAGATTTTCATCTAAACCAAAGAACATAGGAAGAGAAAGGATTTTCAACTTTCCAGAACATTACAAAAAATATATTGAATAAGGGCGTACATCCTGCGCCCTTTTAGCGTTATCTGGTGGCTTGTATGGGTTTAATTCCTACGGATGCATTAGCATATATTAATATGCTTTTTTTGCGTACCTTGAAAAATTAATACAATAATGTTATGCTTATGTATAAGGCTTTTGCGCCTTTTAGGTGTACAAGTGTACCCAATTGGGGCGGCGTGCGTTCTGGTATATCTTCCAGATCTGGCGACAGCTTCCACAGCTTGCAAGGGCATATTATGCCCATTTTATGCAACGCTGCCAAAGGTGTTTTAAGACTATTTGCTTTGCGAGCTTAATAAGTCTACACTGACACAATAAA